GCGGCGCAACTGGTGGTGGTGCTGATCAGGTCTTTTATCTCAATGGTCAGACTGTAACGACAAGTTACTCCATACCATCAGGGCAAAATGCTATGTCAACAGGTCCAATTACAGTATCGTCAGGTGCAACTGTTACGGTTCCATCTGGATCAAGATGGGTGGTCTTATAATGTCAGTTATTCTTAACGCTACAACAACAACTGGTCTTGCAATGACACCCGATAATTCGGGTGCTATTCAGTTTCAATCCAATGGAACGAATACCATAGCTATTACAACTAGCGGAGCAATTAACGCATCTACGCAATCTCTTCAGACAGGCGGCACAACAGCTTTATATATTGATGGTTCGCAGAATGTCGGTATTGGGACGACACCATACGCAACCGGTATGGTTTTATATAGAAATACAACTGGTCTACTTTACAACGATATTCAAAATCCAAGTTCTGCAAATGCTTCAGACGGTGCAATCACACGTTTAATTACACAAAACGTAGCAAGTTCTGGAACAGTTTCTGTTGACATGGTTAAATATAAAAGCGGTCAATTTTCAATTAACAACAATGAAACTAACGCCGCCGCTTTTACGTCATTTGCAGTTGGCGCATCAGAACGTATGCGTATCGACTCCTCCGGCAATCTGCTGGTGGGGACGACGAGTCAACAATCTACTGCAATTTTATCTGTTGTTGGCGGAGCATCAAAAAATGGAATTGGTATTCCTGTTGCAAATGGTCAAACAGGTATTATCGTAAGCAATACAGGAGCATATAATTATTCGGCTCAAACATTTTTTTATAATAGCAGTCAAGTTGGAGCTATATCTATATCATCTACATCTACTGCCTATAACACATCATCTGATTATCGTCTTAAAACAAATGTCACGCCATTAACCACGGCTCAAAGCGGACCAATCATTGATGCACTTAAACCAAGTCAATTTACTTGGAAAGAAGATAATTCATCAGACGTTGGTTTCATCGCTCATGAAATTCAGGCTGTCATTCCTCGTGCAGTAACTGGCGAAAAAGACGCTGTTGATGCCGAAGGTAAACCAGTTTACCAGCAAGTAGCTGTTTCCTCACCAGAGATTATCGCTTATTTAGTAGCAGAACTTCAGTCAGTTCGCTCTCGTTTGGCTGGGTTGGAAAGCACAGTTGCTACCCAAGCAACAGAAATAGCCACCTTAAAAGCTAAGGTAGGAGCATAATATGTCATTCGCAGTTAACGGAACCACAGGCATTACCTTCAACGACAATACCAATATGGCTACTGCTGCGAGCCTTGGGCCACGCAATCGTATTATCAATGGTAATATGGGCATTTGGCAGCGTGGGACATCTCTTGCTGTCCCATTAAATTTATATGGTAATTATATAGTTGATCGTTTTGCAGTAAATAATTCTGTTTCAACAGCGGCTGCAACCATATCACAATCTACAGATGTGCCTTTAGGTGTTGCTCAATATTCTGCTTTATTGACAGTTACAGCAACTCAATCAACAGTTAATTCTGGTAACTTTTATGGGTTTTATCAAGGGATAGAAGGATATAATATTGCTGATCTTGCTTATGGTACGGCTAGTGCAAAAATATTAACATTAAGTTTTTGGGTAAAATCTAGTGTCACTGGTACATTTGTAGCAAATATGTATCAAACCAATTCAACAAATTCACGAGTTTTCCCTTACACATATACAATATCTTCAGCTAATACTTGGACTTATGTTACTGTCACTATTCCTGGTGATACTGTCCCCAATGCTTTACCATTAACAAATTCAGCTTCATTTTTTCTTTATTGGTACACGATGTTAAGTTCATCGTATGCCAATGGAGCATTAAATACTTGGAACGCAAATACTTCAGGAAACCAATATGGCGGCTCATCAACTGGAGTTAATTTATTTGCGACAAGTGGCGCAACTTTTTACATCACAGGCGTACAATTAGAAGTTGGTTCTGTTGCAACACCATATCAATTTAATATTTACAGCGATCAATTAGTGCAGTGCCAAAGGTATTTTACTAAATCTTATGATACACTAGTTGTTCCTGGTACGGCAACAACTACTGGACTTGTGTATGCTGGCCCAACTATGGGTTATTACCCAAAAGCCAGTGTTTCTTTTGTGGTTGAAATGAGAACAGCACCGACTATCAGTTATTGGGATAGTGCTGGTAACCCTAACGCAGTTTCATTTATTTCAAACACATCTGGAAGCACAACATATACAAATAACATTACCCCGAACACGCCACCATCCCTTATTTCAGCAAGAGGTTTCATTATTGGTGGTAATGGATCTGCTAATGGTAATAATTTTGTCCATTATTCAGCATCAGCGGAGTTATAAACTATGTACACTAACGCCCAGTATGTAAATGGGTTTGATGGCAAACCTGATGTCATCAATGCCATAAATGGAAATGGTCAGTTTGTATCAATTCCTATGGTTGAGGCAAATTCGGATTACCAAAAAATTATAACCCTTGTTCAAGAGGGTAAGCTAACCATTGCACCTGCAAGATAAGGAACTGAACTATGTCGGCAATTATTGATGGTACAAACGGCGTAACGGCGGCAACACTTGTTCCATCAGGTTCCTCTGCCCCTACCAACGGAATTTATCTTCCGACAACAAACGCAGTTGCAATTGCAACCAATAGCACTAATGCGTTGTATATTGATGGTTCGCAGAATGTCGGTATTGGGACGACAGGTGGTGATTTTGGAAGTACATGGCGACTTGTAGCCCGACAAGACCAAAACGCAAAAACTTTGTTGGGTGTTATCAATGCAACATCTGGCGCAAATGCATCAGCAAATATTTGGCAAGTTGGCGGAACAGCTAACAGTTATGCTTATCTCAATTTAAATGACGCATCTGGCTCACCTTATTATGAGTGGTCGTTTGGTTCTGGCGTTCAATCAGCCCGATGGACAATTGGCGGCTCTGAACGTATGCGTATCGACTCCAGCGGCAACGTAGGTATTGGGACGACATCGCCCAGCACTAAATTAACGGCAACCGCGACTGTCAATGGTGCCGGAGATGCTTATGGAATAATTCAAGCCTACAACACAAATACAAATAATAATGATAACGCGTCTTTAACGGTTAAAAACTATTCCGGAACTGGCCAATTTATGCAATGGGAAAATATTGGACTTCGTATTGGTAGCCGCGTTTTAACCAATACTGGTGCAGGAAACGTGGTTTTTACTTATGGTGCAGATTCAGAAGGTATGCGCCTTGACTCCTCCGGCAATCTGCTGGTGGGGTATACGTCATCAAACGGTTCATACAAACTTCAAGTAAATAGCCAAATATTTGCTACATCGTCAACCATTGCAACGTCTGATGCCAATTACAAAACTAATGTCACGCCGCTTACTGGCGCGTTAGACCTTGTAAGCAAATTAAATCCGGTTTCATTTAATTGGAAACAGCATCCGGTTCACGATTTTGATACACAAAACACAACGGTTGGGTTTTTGGCCCAAGAAGTGCAAACTGCATTGTCCGGTCAGGTTTATGTCAACAGCATAATTAAAGAAAGCGAAGTTACGCTTCTTGATAAAACCAAAGAGAAATTTCTTGGTATTGCGGAAGGCAACATGATTGCCATTCTTACAAAAGCAATTCAAGAACTCAAAGCCGAGTTTGACGCATACAAAGCAACGCATCCATAAGGAGTATTTAAATGGCTAATACATACACATGGTCATTCCCAACATTGACCGCATACCCAACATACGAAAGCCAAACAGATGTTGTGTACACAGTGCATTGGGTACTTAGCGGCACTGATGGAAATAATCACAATGGTTCAGTTTATGGAACTGTTTCATTAACTTACATGGCTGGATCAGCTTTTACGCCATTTGCTCAATTAACTGAATCTCAGGTGCAGGGATGGGTCACATCGGCTTTGGGTGCAACTCAGGTTTCCGCATTAGAAGCCAATATTGACCAACAAATCCAACAACAGGTCACACCAACATCGGTTAATCTCCCACCACCTTGGGGTGTGTGATTATTCATGTTTTACCAGCATCTTCTCTTGGCGAGGTAAAAGTGAAATGGTATATAAATACTGTTCAAACAGGGGGTAACCAATGAACGTGACATTAAGCTTAACAGTCGATGAAGTTAACTACATTCTTCAAGCACTTGGGCAACGTCCATTTGCTGAGGTTCAATCATTGATCTTCAAGATCAAGCAGGATGCAGAAGGTCAATTGGCAGCTGCACCAGCTCCTGCTCCCGCTCCAGAAGCAACAGCAACTCCAGACGCGCCAACGGAATAATAATGGACACTCAAACTCTCATAAATACGGCAGTCGGCGCAGGTTTAATGATCATAGGCTGGTTCGCTCGTCAATTATGGGAGGCGAATGCGTCTCTTCGGCAGGATCTACATAAAATTGAAGTAGACCTGCCGACGAATTATTTACGCAGAGATGAATTTTCTGAAGGCATGAAAGAAATTAG